GTGGGAGGAGATGCTCATCGCGCTCTTCACCGGGCTCGACTTGTTCATCGATCCGTTCAGCTCCCAACCGCACGTCAACGTCACGGTCGCCCAAGACTACGACATGCACCTCGCCCACGGCGAGTCGTTCGCGATCGTTTTGGACGCGCTCAGCGAGTAAGCCCCGCCGGAGAGGGGGCGAGGCTTCGGCTTCACCCCTCCCCGCCATCCATTGGGAGGGGTGACGTGATCATCCGCTTTGAACAACAAATCCTGATCGGTTTCCGAGTCTACGGGCCCGGCGAGGTCGCCGAGCTTCCCGACGACGCCGCGCGAAGCCTGATCGCCCGAAGGATCGCCGTCGAGGTCGCTCCCGCCCCCATCCGCGAGGCCGCGGACCCCGCGCGGGCGGCGGCGCGGCGGGCGGTCAAACGCGAGGGGGGCCGCGATGCTTCTTGAAGTCATCGAGTCCCCGTCCGTCGAGCCCGTCACGCTCGCCGAGGCCAAGCAATTCATGCGGGCCTGGCAGGACATCACCGACGATGACGAGCTGATCCTCTCGCTGGTCAAGTCCGCGCGCGAGGATCTGGAGGCCCGGCTCGGCCAGGCCCTGCTGACGACCACGTTCCGCGAGGAGCGAGCCGTCGGCGAGTCGGGGGTTGTCGTCCTTCTTCGCGGCCCGATCCGGGAAATCCTATCGGTCCAGGCGGACGGCGGGGACGTCCCCTTCACCCGGGCCTCGCTCCACGCCATCGCGGCGGGGTCGCCGGGCCAGACGCTGACGATCGTGTACAAGGCCGGCTACGGCGACGAGCCGGCCGACGTCCCGCAACGGGCGCGGCTCTGCGTGAAGATCCTCGCCGCGCACTGGTACTTAAGCCGCGAGCCCACGTCGGACAGGCCGGTCAACGACGTGCCGCACATGGTTTCGAGGCTCGTGGACTCGCTCCGCTCCGGCCGCGAGGGGATGCCTCCACGATGACCGGATCGGGCGAAATGCGAATCAAGATTGTCTACCAGGAGCCGACCCAGGCGAAAGACGCGCTGGGCCAGCCGATCAAGACCTGGGTGGACGTGTTCGAGGGCTTCGGGGCGCTTCGCCCCCTCACGGCCCGGGAGATCAACCTCGCCGGGCAAACCACGGCCGAGGCGACCCACCGCCTCGCCATCCGCTGGCGCCCGGGGGTCAAACCCACCGGGCGATTCCTGGTCGCCGGAACGGATCGAGTTCTCAACATATCCGGCGCTCTCAACGTTAACGAACGCAACGCGGAGATCGTCCTCACGTGCGTCGAGGCGATCCCGGGCTCTTAGCGCATGGACATACCCGACGACATCGAAGCCGCGATCCGCCGGGACGCGAGATATTTCGCGCGGCGGACGGATTCGACCATCGAGGCCGAAGACCTGGCGCAAGAGGGCCGACTGGCCGTTCTCGCGTGGCTCTCTCGCGGCAAAGACTGGTCGATCCCAGCTCGAAACGTGGCGCGATACGGGATGACCGGTTACATCCGAAAGCGAATTCGCCGGCCCGTGGTCAATCTGGAGGTCGATGTCGGGGCCTTGGCGCCTCATTGCGTCGATCTGGAGGCGGCGATGGACGTGCGGGACGCGGTCGCGTCCCTCTCCGCGAGTCACCGGCAAGCCATCCTCGGCGTGGCCGACGGGTCCATAAGCCAGGCGATCGAGGCGCTCGGCGTGCCGCGCCCGGCTTTTGAATCGCGGCTGCAACGGGCCCGCAAGGCGTGCCGCGCCCGGCTCGGGGAAGCCTATGAGCACATGGGACGCAGGTATTGCCGACGCTACGGCGACGCGGGCCGCGTCAACGCCAGGCGGCGAAGGAAGAAATTGGAGGCGTCGGGCTAATGTATTGGCACATCAACAACGCTCGTGGCGAACTCCGCGAAGCTTACGCCCCCGGCGACGGGCGGTTGAAGCTGAAGCCGGGCCAGGCCGCGTCGTTCGGCGATCCGACCGAACTGACTCCGCTCCGCGTCTCGGTGTTTTACAACGCCGCGCCCCTGACCATCCTGCGGTGTTACGGCCGGGACGGGGACGATTTGCTCGTCTCCGGGGCCATCGACGGCTTCGAAGACGTGTTGCTGATCGAGGGATGCGCGGCCTGGAACACCCCGACGGCGGGCGACTTCGCCGACTTGCGGGACGCCATCCAGGCGATCCGGGACGGCATGCTCTGGCAATCCGTCGTGGACGCGGACGGTCATTCCTGGATGGGGACCGTTCCCGCCTACTTCGTCGAGTCCGAAGGCGGCGCCGTGCAGGTTGTGGACGCCGCCCACGGCCTTCCCGTCTCCATCGTCGGCGAGCCGACCGTCAGTTTCGCCGCGGGATCAACCGTCGCGATCACCCAGGGGGGCGCGCTCAACGTCGGCGTGTCGGGGTCCGTGGTTGTCGCGCAAACGACGGCGGCGAACCTCAACGCGACGGTGCGCCAGGCGGGCGATTGGCAAGTCGGCCTGGCCGCTGGGACCAACCTCGTCGGGCGGGTTTCCGCCGGGGTGGACGGTTCCACCGTCTACAACGGCGAGACCGCCCTGACGCCCTTGTTCGCGGCGATTGACGCCTCGGCGAGCGGCGACAACGAAATCGTCGCGGGGGTCGAGGGCAAGAAAATCCGCGTTCTCCGCTGGGGGCTGTCGGCCTCCGATGAGGTCTCGGCCGTCTGGCGGTCGGGATCGACGGATGTCACCGGGCCGCGAACGCTGCCCAAATACGCGGCGGTCGGCGGCGCGTACTGCCCGGTCGGGCTCATGGAGACGGCGGCGGGCGAGTCGCTCAATCTTAACCTGTCGGCGGCGGTCGCGGTCGGCGGCGAGCTTACCTACGTCCTGATTTAAGGGGCGATCGCGTGGACCTGAATCCCTACAAGATCACGCCGATCCCCGGCGACAAAACAATCACGATCAAGAGTGATTATCTGATTGAGATTGGCTTTTGCGACCCGGAGACGGGCGAGGTCCGCGTGGACTGCACCGGCGACAACGCGGTGTTGATGTCCGATCTCCTGCAAGAGTTGCCGTCCCCGAAGCTCGCGGCGTTCGTCGATCGCAACGCGGCCCCGATGGTCATGCTGTTCAAGGGGGTCGCCGATGGCTGACTACTACGTCTCGTCAAGCCTGGGGTCCGACTCGACCGGCGACGGCAGCGGCCCGAATCCGTGGGCGACGGTCGGCAAGGCGATCGGCGCCGGGGGCGGGGCGACGGCGAGCGAGCCCAATCAGGTCATTCTCCGGGGCGGCGACCTGTTCCGCGAGGCGATCTCGATGGGCGTCTCGCCGTCCGAATCCAATCCGCTGACGATTCTCGGCGACGACGACGGCTCTCTGTTCGAGGCGGCGGGCGGCGTGGGCGGCGTCGGCCTGCCGGAAATCCGGGCGTGGTCGGCCGACAACGCGCCGATCGCCGGCTCGGCGTTGGCTCTCAACACCAAGACCGACGTGACGATCCAAAAGCTATCCCTCGTCGGCGGCAACTCCGGCGCGGGAAGCGGCGTCTATCTCGGCGATTGCGCTCGCATCAACATACGCGACTGCGTAATCAATTCGCACCCGGCCAAATACGGCGTCACGATCACGGGCAACTCCACCGACGTGACGGTTGAGCGGTGCGTCGTTGACGCCTCGTCGGGCTCCGGCGTCCGGGTGGTCCGCTCCAACGCCGCGGCCGATTACGACGTCGGCGTGACCGCCCGCAACTGCCTCTTCCTGGGCGGCGCGGCGTCGGGCGCGTTCGGGGCGTTCATCGTCGAGCGGACGGGCTCGACGGACACGGGTGGGCCGACGGGGGTCGAGGTGACGGGCTGCACGTTCGTCGGCTCGCGCGGCTCGGCGGTCCGGGCCTACAACTGGTCGGCGTCGCCCCAGATCATCACCGTCCGCATGTGCGTCTTTTTGGCGTGCCAGACCGGCGTTTCCGCGTCCGCGAACGGGTCGATCGACGAGGATTACAACATCTTCTTCGACGGCACGCCTCGGACCAACGTGGACGCGGGGACCAACTCTCGGACGGACCTGTACCCCGCGCTGACGCGCGGCGCCGCCGGATTCGCGGGTCTGCCGCTTCGGCCGATGTACGAGCCCCAGGAGGGCTCCCCCGTCCTGGCGTTCGCCCCGCGACCAACCGGCCTGGACGTGGACATGCTGGGCCGCGAACGCCCGGACCCATGCGCCGCCGGTTGCCTGGAGCGGGCGGATCCGCCCGGCGGCGGGGGCCGCGGGGCGACCTACCTCTTTATGACCGAGGCTTGACGTGTTCAATATGCCGATCGGCTTCAACGCCGGCCCCCCCGTCTGGGAGCCTCCGCTCGCGGGCTCCACGATTCGCGAGGCCGTCCACTCGCTGCTCTCGACCACGCCCGCCGTCATGACGCTGGCGGGGGAGCGGGTCTACTTCGGGGACGCCCCCCAGGCGGATCCGAAGCCGTTCGTCACGTTCGCGCTCACGGGCTCGGAGCCCCGCCTCAACCTGTGCGGCCCCAGCCGAGGGCGGCGGGCCCGCGTGGCGGTCTGGTGCGTGGCCGACGTGGAGGCCGACGCGGCGGCGCTCGCGGCGGGGATTTACGACCGGCTCTCCAAGTTTCGCGGCTACGTCGGCTCGGTGTACGTCTTCGCGTGCGTCCCCGACGACGAGGCCGACGTCCCCGTCCGCGTCGGCGCGGGGACCGACGAATCCAGGTATCAGGTTTCGCTTGATTTCACCGTCGGCTACTTGGCCGACTAGCATTGGAGATTGACGATGGGCTACCGCCCCGCCGCCGGAACCACGTTGTCGGTCAAGAAGGCCGGCGAATCGACCTACACCGAGGTCGGCTGCATTTACGACCTGTCCCTTGACCGGGGGACGCGGGGCAGCACGACCCGCGCCTGTCTCTCGGCCACCAACAAGATCATTCAGCCCGGCCTCTCCGAGCCCGGGGAGTTGTCGTTCGGCATCGACTTCGATCCGTCCGACACGATGCACGTCTGGCTCGACGGCCAGCTTGCCGCCTCGCCGCAGACGGCCGTGCACTCCTGGCGAATCAACTATCCCGCCGTGGGCGAGTCCCCCGCGTGCACCGACACGTTCGACGGCTTCGTGAGCGGCTTCACCGTGGACGCGGCCGACGTCGATTCGGGCCTCGAGGGCTCTCTCACCATCGCGCTCACCTCGCTCCCGGTTCTCGCCGAGGTCGAAGAGTAATTTCCCCCGTCCCCAGGGCTTCAATCCAAGGATTCCAATGGTTACGCGCGAAGACTTCTTTAGGTTGATCCCCGCCCCCAAGACCGAGGAAGTGGAGGTCAAGGGGGTCGGGACGTTCCGCGTCCGCATGCTCTCGGCCGGCGAGCGGGACGCCTTCGAGGCCGAGGCGATCAAGGCTTCCGTCCCCAACGGCCGGGCCCGGCTGTTGGCGGCAACCGTCGTTGACTCCGACGACAAGCCGCTGTTCCGGGTCGAGGATGTCCCCTCGATCGCGGGCAAGTCGGCCAAGCACCTCGAGCCGCTCGTCAACGCGGCCATGCGCTTGAACGCGATCACGGATCGCGACTTCGAGGAACTGGAAAAAAACTAGAGCGGCCGACGCGCCGCTTCATGTTTCGCCTGGCCGTCGTTCTCGGGAAGACGGTCGCGGAGATCGAGCGGATGTCGTCGGCGGAGCTCTCCGAATGGATGGTTTACGCGAAGTTGGAGCCGCTTCCCGACGGCCATTGGGACGCGGCCTCGATCAGCTTCACCCTCGCCAACGTCTTCGGCGGCAAGGGCAAGCGTCCCAAGTTCGAGGACTTCCTCCCCCGGGCCGTGAAGCGGCGGCGGAAGGGCGGCAAGGCGATGTCCCCCGAACAGTCGCGGGGGCTTTTGAGCAAACTGCTGGGAGTGAAGCCGTGGCTCGAAGGAAGGCCGGGGGCGGAACCGCCCTCATCGTCACCGGAGACAAGGAAATCGACCGGCTCTTAAGGTCGGTCGAACCGAAGCTGCAGCGCAAGGCCGTGCGCCAGGCGATGCGCAAGGGCATGAAGATCATCACGACCGAGGCCAAGCAACAGGCCCCGGTTGACACCGGGCTCACCCGGCGGTCGATCAAGACCCGCGCCGGCAAACGGAAGCGGAACGTCATCTCCATCGAGACCCGCATCGGCGAGGGCGACTTCAAGGGCGAAACCTTTTATGCGTCGTTCCTCGAATTCGGCGCTCCCAAGCGGGGGCTTGAGCCCCGGCCGTTCATGAGGCCCGCCTACGAACGCGAAGGCGAGAAGGCCCGCGACGTGGCGATGGAGGCGCTTAAGGAAGGCCTTGAATCCGTGGTCGGCGGCAAACTCCGGCCGAAAATCACCAAGAGCAAGCGGGGGCGATAGTGGCGACCGTCGGCACGATCAACATCGCGATGTCCACCAACACCTCGCCTCTTAGCAAGGGGCTTGATTCGGCGGCGTCGTCCGTTCAGCAATTCTCCGCGCGGATCGAGCAAACGTCCGGGCTGATTCGCGGCCTGTGGGCCGGGGCGAT